CCCTACAAGTGATCCTTGCACTTCTTTAATCTCTCGAGCTAAAAACTCTATCTTGAATCACAAGATGAACACAATCTACAAATTGACAACCACCTTACTCAAATCCATTGGATTAATTGATCCACATGAATTTGATCACAACTACAAGTTCATCGGGTTTACCACGTATGAGACTTCAATCCCTTATCGTGACGAGAAAAAGTTACATGACTACCAATATGTCGTGAGACAACATCTCAAGCAAAACCTACTCGGACATGACTATCTTTACATTCGTGACTGCTTTCACCATCCAGTTGCAACAATGACTTCCATCATCGACACCTTTCGAAAAGGCGATCTTCCTGATCATGTCATACCAAAAGATAAACACTACCTTGCTGGCTTTACTGAAGCTATCAATCGTTTCCGTCCTCCACAACTTGTTCGCCCTGTCCACTTCGCTGACTTACGTCACTACAAATGGAACTGGCACCCTAACGTTGAAGAACCTTTCTATTCTGACAAAGAATTGAAAACTGCCGTCCAAAACGCACATGCTTCCAATCTACTCAAAGATGCACGCATGTCCTTTCACAATCTTAAGAATGTCGTTTTCATACGAGTTCGACGCTTCCTTCATCAAATCAAGCGCGGTCAAATCACTAACATTAGACATCTCTTCCCTATCATGAAGATCCACGTCAAACCAGCACTCACTGTGCCTGACGAGATCAAAATTCGTGTTATATACGGAGTATCTAAAATGCATGTCTTACCACAAGCCATGTTCTTCTGGCCACTTTTTCGCTACTACATCGATTCTCAACAATCTCCAATGCTTTGGGGTTTTGAAACAATCCTCGGTGGAATGCAAAAGTTACACGCTTACATGTCAATCCCTCGGCTCTACTTTCGTACCTACGTAACAGTAGACTGGTCCGGCTTCGATCTCCGTGCTCTGCACTCAATGTGTCGCGACATCTTTACTGAATGGCGCACATTTTTCGACTTCTCGAATGGTTACATTCCGACGAAGTACTACCGTACCTCAACCGCCGACCCCCAACACCTTGAAAACCTTTGGTCCTGGGTAATGGAAGCTTCTCTCCGAATGCCTTTCCAACTACCTGACAAATCCACGTACACATGGAACCACCGCGGAATAGGCTCCGGCCTCTTCATCACGCAGTTTCTTGACTCACAGTACAATCTAATCATGATCTTAACGATCCTTGATGCAATGGGTTTCGATATCAAAGATTTCAAAATATTCGTTCAAGGCGATGACAGCCTACAAATGTTGACATTTCACATCCCAAGTGATCAACACGTTGTATTCAAAGCGCGTTTCCAAGCGCTGGCTTCATACTACTTTGATCACATAGCCCGTGCTGAAAAGACGCACATAACTAACGACCCTCTAGGCGTCGAAGTTCTCGGCTACACCAACTGGAACGGCTACCCTCGTCGTGACTGGCGCAAACTACTTGCTCAGTTACTCTATCCAAGAGGCGCTCCAACCATGCCAATACTAATGGCTCGCTGCTGTGGCATACAGTACGCATCCATGTATGATAAACCTGAGGTTACTCAAGTTTGCAAAGGCATCTACAACCAACTCCAGTCTCTAGGTTTCCAACCCGCGAAAGCTAGCGTCCAACGCGACGTTATACTTCAAGGCGAAGCTACCTTTGAAATACCAACAGACCACTTCCCCACGGAAGCTGAAGTCACTGCTCATCTCCGCACACCTTACGTTCGGACAGATGCTGATCGTGAAGAGTACTTTCCTCGCTCTCACTTCCTCAGCTACTTCTGAATGACTTGCGCTGCGCATACTTTTCTGTCTTTAAATAAAACATTAAAACACAAAAAAAAAAAAAAAACACAAGACCGGAAACGCCCACGTCAGAACTCCAGCTACCTCTACACTTCATAAG